AAAGGATTCACGCGATGCGTGGGTATCCCGTTGTGGCTACGGCTTCATAAACCGGTTTACCTACCATCCCGGCCTTATTAAAGGCCAGTGCGTAGTGTCGCAAGTTTCTTGTGCACTACCACACCTTCCGGGAAGAAGTATACTTCTCGGGGGATGTTGAGGGGCTTATTCTCAACACACCAATCAGTCAATGCACTGATCAGTGAAGCCTTCTCGTCACTACTCAGAGTAGGAGATGAGGTCGGCAGGTTCCACGAGACATTCTCGTAGAACTTCTTCTGCCTAGTTTCCCAAGATACGGTGTCGTATTGCTTGGAGCGGTACGGGTCAATCCCGTGCCGTTTACTAACTTCCGGGAAAATCATGTCCCGGAAGAGGTAGGGACGTCCAATCATGTCAATGGCTGAATGGACGTCGATAAGCTTCATTCGCTTGGCGATTGCAGCTTTGTCGCTGTAGCGGAGATTGCTCCACACGGCGACCGGATCTAGTTCGGACTCGAACAATAGATCTTTCTCTAAAGCTGCTTTGAACAGCGATAGGTCGTCTAGCCCACGCGTAAGTTCCGCGTTGGCTAGAGTGGCACGGATCTCATCTTCGATGGCATCCGCGGACACACCCCTGGCTCTTGCGTTTGTGGCGAAACTCGCCAACGAACGACTCACCATAGGCCCGGCTGATCCATCAAGTACTTGCTTGATGCACCAAAGATGGTACTCTGGGAGTTCCCGGAGTGCCTGCCTAATGTCGGTCTTGGACCGATGGTAGGCGGGAGCTTCTAGCCCTCCCAGTTTCACTGGAAGGTATCTAAACGCAAGAGAGGTTGGAAGGAAAGCCTTCATCCTCTGCTCCCATCTCGAACTGAAGAGGGGAATCAATGATTCAAACCCTCCTCCGAGCCACGCCAGCATGCCATGCATCTGACGAGCCTTGCCAATGGCAGGGTTTGGCTCATCTTTTCCCTCGTGCTCCTTGGCACAAGGCGAGAAGAGCCTCACTTTCATCGCATCGATGTGAGGCTGCTCTAGATACGGAACATCTTTGAGAGGTACCTTCCTCCCCCAGATCTGCCCGTCGTCTAGACCTACCGTGAGGAGCATCTCCTCACAGTAGAAACCACCTACAGTACTTAAAAAGTTCTGCGGCCACGAAACGGTCATGCCGTTTAAATCGTGGTTTCGTGTGATACACGAAAGGTACTCCTTCGGGCCCTGACCAAAGTGGTCATCTCCCGAACACACGAAGTTTCTCCACCGGTTCGGTGGAAAACCTTCTCGTGTACTCAGATGATAGAGGAACTCTTCATCTGAGTCACCAATCCAACCATTGGTGTAGCGTAGGTAGGCTTCTGCCTCAGCACAAAGATTGTGCATAGTCAGAACTATCTTCGCACCGGGGTCTCCCATAAGGATACCCCGGGTTGTGACTTTATCGAAGTTTTCCTCGATAGCGTCACCCTCGTAGACACGTCCGCTACAAAGCAGACGTGCACATAGGTCAAAGTAAGGGTCGCTGGCCCTTTCTAGACCACGATGCAGGCCCCTCAGCATAGCTAGAGAGTACTCATGGACACAGAAATCTGTGGCCGTTGTCAGATCACTACTTAAATAGTAGCGATTGCCTGCCGGTGGAGGACGGGTATTACCCTGTCGCTTCACCCACTCGAAGAGTTGCCAACCTCTGGTCAGACCAGAGGTCGCCGACGGGTGGTTTCTCAAAGCACCGATCGTGTGGTGAGACCACGGCTGCAATAACATTGTCAGCCAGTCCTCGCCCACCGTGACGACCCGGGATTTCGCTCCCGGTTCGCCAATAGCTGACGGCCTTATTGAAGGCTGCCGGCCAGACATGCGAAGCATGTCGTTCCCGTCATGGTACGGAGATCCTGCCAGGATACCCTGGTTCAGGCCCTCCTCAATAGACCACTGTAGTAGCTGATAGCCAGTACGGTCGTCTAATCCATAGAGCGGGTCCTCGAGCTTGAAATTTTCAAAGTCGAGGTCTACGCGGTCGTCGCTTTCGCCGGCCTCGTAGTGTGGCTCATGTGACAGGGAATCCCTGCACATGGTCTGCCATCTGGGCGTACCGGCTTGCAGCCAGTACGACTGTCCGAACCAAGTCGTTTCTAAAACGTCTTGGTCGGGGACGTACGTGAGCCATTTCCGGAATTTCATTCCGACTTCGGCCCCACGCCCGCCCATCTCCGTCGATGAATCTAAACTGGCATTGCCAGTCACCGACGTATGGCCAAGACTCGTATAACGAGCCTCGTCACACCACTTTTTGGTCTGCTTACCTATGAGGTAGGCCAGCCGTTCGAGTATCTTCTCTCGAACAGGTGAGACCAGCGCTGTGGAATGTAGCGTCCTTGAATGTTTCATCAAGGACTCCTCGCGCGTCTTCTTGCCCCCGGCAGGGAAGTTCCTGCCGGTGACCAAATGGCTCAATCTGGTCGCTTCGACTTTATTGAGTACTCCTCGTTCCATGATTGGTACCAACCATGGGACAAGTTTCCGCCAGAGTGGCGGGAGCTCAGTGGAACTTTTCCACGAGGCGCCGTAACCAGGAAAGTCCTGGGGAAGCTCGGGTGGTTCTGTCTCCGACAGAAGCGCCCTCCACCGGAGTAGTGCGGCAAACCGCTTCCACTCTTTGGTGACCCGATCGCTGCTGTGAGCAGCCTTCGAATATGCCCAATGTATAAGCTTCTTATACTCGTGCATGTCGTGATATGATCTAATCATATCAGGCGACGAAGTGATCAAGTTATCCTTGATCGCCTCAACGCAGTTACTCACTCGCTTGAGTGAGTCCATGCCGTTATGCGCAACTTTTGCGCATACATCAG